CAAGTAATAGGACTTCTAACAACTGTCCATTGAGTTCCATTGTAGAACAATGAATCTCCCTGTGTAATTCCACTTACATTCGTATCTGTCAGAGCAGCAAGAGTTGTTGGAATAGTTCCGTCAAAATTGACTGTTAAAACATCTCCGCTAACTGAAGTCGCGATATTAGTGCCACCAGCAATAGTCAGACTATCTGTAGTAGTATTCGCTGTTGTACTACCAGTATCACCAGAAAAAGTAGCAAACAAGTTCTGGTCTGCACCACCGCCACCGCCGCCTGTTTGATCAGCAGGCACCCAGTTAGAACCATTCCAAGCAAGGACTTGGTTTGATGTGGGAGCATTACTGGTTGTATCAACGTCAGAAAGCAGATCAATACTGGAATACTCAGTGAGAAGTTTTGCTCTTACATCACCAGCACCACCTGCAGTGATGTTAATATTGACATACGGATTATCATCACCATCAACAGTGAAGAAGTAACCAGTATAAGTTGCTGCTGCAGGAGCGTTACCTACAGCAGTGTATTCATTCTTATACTGAATTTTTGTCGGGAAATCAACAACACCAGTAGTTCCGTTAAATGTATTAACAATACTACCGTTGGAAATAGTTGTATTTCCAGTGCCGTTTGGAGTAATGGCGATATTCCCGTTAGAAGAGGATACGATGTTGTTACCGTTAACATCTAAGTTAGCGGTAAGGTTCGTATAGTCTGAAGGTAAGAACGTCGTTCCGTTATACCTTAAGACTTGCCCTACAGCAGGATTAGTAACACTAACTGTTAAGTTAGTGCCATTACCTAATGCCGCGTACAGCTCATTAAAGTTGTCATTGATCTTGTCACCGCCGACTCGTAAAGTATCACCAGTATTATCATTAGCGGAGGTTCCAAGACCGAGTGTTTGTTTAGCCATTACTCGTAGGAATTTTTAGTTATTTATAGGATCTCTGGATCGATTACCTCTTCTCCGTAGAGAGAAAGATCAGGAGCAGTCCAATCATCGGGAACAGATGTTTCCACGACAACTTCAGGATTTTGATATCCAGAACCAGAACTACTCATTTCAACACCCGCAACGCCTACCAATGCGCGTACTTGACCATCGAATCCAGAAATGGAGTCAAGTCTTACAGTAGGTCTAGATGTATAGTTGGAACCACCAGCGGTAACCTGTACTCTATCAATAAATCCACTTGTCAGAATAGCAGATGCTTGACCATCTTGTCCAAAGACAGATCCAAGATAATCGAATGTGATCAAAGAGTTTGAAGATTCAATCAAAGCAACTTCTCTTTCTGAGGTCTCACCCTGAATCTCGATGAAGTCACCAGATTCAATTGGAGGAATAACAGTTGCTGCCTCAACGTCTGCTTCAGAACCGACGTAAGAGAATGCAACGAAGGTAGATCCAACACGCGGAATCTCAGAGAAGATGATTCTTGAACCAACAATTTCAAAACCAACACCAGGTTCCTGAAGAACGCCATTGATAGAAACAATGATGTTATTTTCAGGTCTGATGACGCTCGATTGAACACCATCTGTGAGTGTCAGTGAGTAGAATACGTCACTACGCTTAAGGTTGAAGGACTGACGCAGAGAGTCAAACTCGAATGAAATATCATCCAGTTGTCTCAACTTACCAACATAGAATCCAGTGAAGGATGCGCCAGGATCAGGTGCCTCAGTGAATTGAATTTCATCGGAGAATGCAGTAAATGCATTTGTAGCACCAGGAGGTTGTAAAACACCATTGATGAATACCAACAGGTGACCTGCGGGGTCAGGGAGGTATTGTGTGCCATTATCTGTGGTGAGTTTGAAGTTAGTTTGAGTACCATCAAATCCCTTGAATGCACGCTTAACTCTTGCCTTAAGATCAACCTTAGCAAGAATTGCTGCGCGGTATCCATCGAGACCCTTGATAGAATCTTTAACATCAAATGTTCCACGAATATCACTGAGATAGATTCTCTTATTGAGACCAACATCACGAATATCTTGTACAAGAGCAGCAGCGGCACCAGCAGTTGTAACCTTGGTAGATACGCTCGCGTATCCAACAGGGAAACTATTACCTACACCATAATCACCAACCAAATCACCGTTATTGAATGTTCCTAAGACTTGTGAAACATAGATGTAGTTATTATTAAGATCGATTTCAGTAATGATGCCGTAAGTATTAGTATCTTGGTTTCCGTTAACAACCTTGTAAAGTCTTCCACCCTCAGTGAATACATTCAAGTTATTGACGATAGAAACACCCAATCGGATATATCCTTCGGATGCGATTCTTTGACCAACCTGAACATCTAAACCAGCATACTTACTAACATCGAGGTATTGTCTAGACGATTCGGGATAAACAACTGCTGTCTTCTCGAAAGAACCAAGCAGAGTTTCAGTATCAACTGTGAGAGTACCACCAAGATTGCTAGTTACAGCAGCCTGAGTCTTAAGGAATCCTGTAGGTTGAGCGGTTTGACCGCTGGTGTATCCCTTGAATGGAATATTGTTAGTGAATTCACCCTTAAGATCGATAACATGTAATCTATCTTCCTCAGCACTAATTTGTGCTGTTGTAGAGTTAGTTGCACCCACAAGAGTATCTGTGACTGCCCAAGGACCAGCGGTAACACGAACATCAAGATACTTATAGTTTGCATCTTCATGGAATCCATAAACGACGCCAGTAACAGAGGGAGCACCTTGCTTAGTAACTACCTCGCCCATAATGAATGGACCGTCAGTGATAGTACCATCAATTCTAAATCTCTTATAAACCTGAACAATCTTTGCCTCATTAAGTGAGATGCTTTCCAGTTCAGCATATGAATCACTATTCAAACCATAAATGTAATCAGAGGACTGCAGACCTCCAGCAATTCCGACAGGGATATCTCTAATTCCGTATGTCTTAGCAACTAGAGAAATGCCAGTTACCTGAGTCAGAGTTGTGTAGTAAGAATCAGTATTCAACTGCTCACGAATGACATTCAATCCATAACGAATAAATCGTTGAATTGTTGCCTTAGTATAATCAGATGCAGCAGTGGAATCATAGAATGAATAGAAACCAGCATTAGTAGAAGGTGAGGTCAGAGTATTGTCAAGTGCTTGACCCATAAATCCTTCAAGAAGGTCAATTGCATACTTCTTAATATTGTACTCAGTATCAGCGTAGAAGATTTCACCACTAACTGCGAGATATGGATCAAGCGCACCTTTATTGAGTTTCGCACCCCAGAAGTATGCACCAACAGCACCATCTCCAGTCCAGTTGTTTGCACCAGTAGCAGAGTTAACAATAACCGATGCTCTGAGTGTAGAGAAACCAAATCCAAACGTTGTTGTAATATATGCTCTATACCAACCATTACCATAAGGAACAGCACCATAAGCATCACCCGTTAGACCACCCTGAGGAATGAACAGAGATCCTGTGGTTCCAGCGTTGAGGTTGAGATCGAAGAAAATATTCTGTTCAGATGCGGTGCCAGGATCAAGAGCAATCTTGAATCTGACAGATTGAGATCCAGCAGATTTGAAGAAGACCGAATATGTGAATGTTTGGGTCGCATCAATTCCAACAGCACCAGTATCAAATGTTTCGCTACCCGAGTCAAACTTAACTGTATCGGAGTCAAATGTTTCAAATGCAGTTAAACTATAGTCTCTGAAAGTATCATGAACTCCACCATTATTGTTAGCAGCGTAGAATTTCTCTGCAGTTACTGTAGAATCAGGAGCAGCAATATTATTATCAGTAATTAAGAGAGAATCAACACCACCATTGGAATTTACCTGCCAATTAGCAGCGAATGCCTCAGGATTGGTGAATAGGTTTGTTCCAGGAACTTGACCTGCAATATTAGATGTAATTGTTCTTGCCTTAGAAAGGATCTTAACGTTTGCAGGAGAAGAGTACCAATCATAAGCAGAACTTACACCGCTAGTAGCAATGGTTCCTGTTGCAGTAGAAGGAGCAGTCAGAGTGTCCGCTGCTGCCCATGCAGTGCCAGTAAATGCACCGACATAGAGGATCTCATCCTCAGAATCCCATTCAAGAACAGTTGCAGTTCCACCACCACTAGATGTGACAGTTTCACCAACCGCAAAAGCACCAGTAGAAGCACTTAAAGTAATTGTGTAAGCAGATACGCTAGTATCTACATCGGTAGTGATGAGATCATGTACGACATCATCAACTAAACCATCAATGAATGTGTCATAAGTCCATGCACCAGTACCAAACTGTGCAGTTGCCAGAGTGGAGATTTCCTCTCTATAGTAGTTCTTATTGTACAGAAGATTCTTAGCAGCACTTCTTGCTTCATCCTTACCAGGAGCAAGGATAGAAACAGAGGTGTCAACAAGATCTCTAATTCTGTAGATGACGTTATTAATCGCTGTCGGTGTTAATTGATCACGATATGCAGTCTCCGATGTAAATTGTGCTGCATACTGATCACCAGTTACATTGGTAAATTGATCATACAGAAGATTCTGTACTGCTCTCTCAGCAAATGTCTTAAGCAGTTCAATAGAGTAAATGGTAGCGAGCAATTCATTCTCAATATGATTGATAGTGAGATTTGCATTCAGATACAACTCAATTGCTTGAATAGTGCTATTCGTACCACCAGTTTGAAGATCAGAAATAATACTCAAGAGAATCAGTTTGAGATCTCTCTCACAAGTCACACGACCATTTGAACCAGGATATGTTAATGCACTGTAATTTACATTATTCAGAGTATATGTAAACTCTTGAGTTGTAAGTCCAGTGATTTCCTGAGCGATATAATCTCTGTTGAAATAGATTCTATCAGCAGCAATGTTAAAGTCTTCGTCTGTAGGAGCAATAATATCATTGATTGTTGTAATCAATGTATCGATAGCAGACTGTACGTTTGCACAGTTACCACCGTCATTTGTAATACCCCAATCACCAACAATAATTGCGTTGGTATTAGTTTCGTCAAGATCTCCAGTGATCGCCTGTTTAGCATAATAACCTAAGCGATCATGTGCATAGATTGACTGGAATGCTTGCAGTCTGATGTGCTGCAGTTCTCCGTTTGCACCAATATAGAAGTTAGCAGCGGTAACGCTGTTTCTGTTGCCACCATTCTCAATGTCATTAGCAAGTCCATCAAGAATCAGTCCAAGGTCAGTCTTACAACGAAGAGTTCCATCAGTGCTACCACCATTTTCATTTCTAGGCATATCCTGAGCAAGGTCGGGATATCTAGCAATCATATCTGCTGCTGCCTTATCAACGATAGGTGTGCGGTTTGCACGGATTAAACCAGCAGCATCTCTGAATCTGTATTGAGCATCACCATCAATTTGATTGGTATATACCAGATCATTTACAGTGTCTTGATAATTAACTGTGAAATCTGTCTCCAAGAATGCATCAACTGTACCACCTTGGAACTCATATGCAGGTTCGACCTTAGTTACACTTGCAAGGTGATCAACAGGGGAACTGAGATTTGCTTGCTCAAGGGTATCAGTGATGATATCCATCAGGTTACCAACAGTGGTCCAAACATCAGCACAATCGGCAAGACTGTAATCTAGTTGTGTAACACCATTAGAAGTGGCAGAGACGAAGGTGTGTGCATATTGCTGACCAACAGGTGAAGCACCAACATTAACGGTGATTGTAGTTGCAGAAACAGCGGTGACAGCAAGAACTGCATTGTAAGCAGGATCAGGATTTCCATCACCAGCAATTGCACGAGGATATGCAGTTTGACGATCATTACCATCTTGAGTGCAAGTAAATGTAAGACTCTCTGTAGCAAGAGAAACACGAGAAGCAGTTGTCAATGAATGACTTCCAATCGTGAGTACCATAACACCAGTTGCGGCGTCATAAGTTGCACCAGTTACGGTAAATTGATTCAGAGAAGATGCAGTGGAATCAGTGATTGTTGCATCAGTTTTCTGCGTCAGTCCATGAGAACCAGTAACAGTCCAAAGAGTATTTGTAATAATATACTGTGCAATTTCTTTTGCTTTATCGAATGCCCAGACAGTCTCTACTTGCTCACCATCAACGTGATTGATTGTGATAGGTGTTGTAGTTCTATTGACATACAGTGCTGCTGTATCCCAAATATGACTATTGCTACCATTACGAAGATCTTCAACCAATTCTTCAATAACATCAACGATGTCATCTTCACAATTTACATTTCCACCAGGAATTGCCAATGAAGGATATTGCTGAGTCAATAAGTGAACAGTTTCTTTTGCAATAAAGTCTTTGTTGGAAAGAAGAAGATTTGCAGCATCATAATATCTTTGACTCTTTGCAGCAAATCCAGCAGGTGCGCCTGTAACTCTAGAGGTTGCAAGGATTGCATCATTGTTGAATTCTTCACCCTTAGTAAATCCTTCAGCACCAGACCAATCATCAACATAAGTTTGACCTTCTGTACCATCAAAGTGAAGAAGTAATTTGGTATTTGAATCACCTTGGAAGATGCCTGCAGGTGCAGTGAATGCACCAGTATAACGAGCATTAGTAGAAACACGGAACTCATCGACATAACCAGGGAATACTGCACCAGCGTTATAAGTAGCGCCAATTCTAATTGGTTTCGTGGTTCCATAGTTGGAAGCATCAGAGTAATCACTACCCTCTTGAGTTCCATTAAGGAACATTTTGGTTGTAGTGCCACTTCTGCTGATAGCAACGTGATACCAAGTTCCAGCAACTAAGTTTGTTGTACCAGTGATTGTAACACTACCATTATTATAATATTTCAGATTCGCACCATCGAGATACAAATACGGTGACAGTTCAGTTGCTGCTGTTCTGAAGTCAAAGAGTGTTTTACTTCCTGCAGCAACAGAGAGAGGTTTAATCCAAAGTTCAACTGTAAATGCACCCGTTCCAAAACCAAATTCACTAGAGGTAGCATAACTAATATACTCATCAACAGGAACTGCTCCAACGTTAACAGTAACTGTTGTAGAAGTAGTTGCGGTAATAGTAAGTGCCTGACCAGATGCAGGATCAGTAGAACGAGGATATGTTTTATTAGAGGTATTATTATCCTGATCACAAGTAAATGTAATACCATTGTCTGCAATGGTTACTTTATTACTAGTAGTCAGAGAGTGAGTTCCAATATTGAGAACTAAGAGTCCAGAGAGAGGATCATAAGTTGTTCCTGCTGCTGCAGTAAATGTTCCACTTGCACCAACAGATGCAGTGATTGCATTAGCAACACCACTAACAAAAGTATGAGGAGCAACGCCAGGAGAAAGTGCTAGACATGCGGTTCCATATCTCTCATTGTAAGTATTGAGAGCAGCTCCAGCAGCAAAAGTTGCTGTATGATAGTCTGCACCAGTAGATTGAGTTCTACCAATCTTACCAAGGTAGATAGTTCTTCTTGCTTGGTTATAACCAATAACTTCTGCCTTAGTGTCAGTGGTTCTGATTGTCTGACCAGCAGCAAAGAATCCGCTGCCAACACTATCCTTAAATGTCAGTCTTCTAACCTTGCCGCCTTCATTAGCGAAGAAATCTGCACTAGAACTACCATACTCAACCTTATAATTGCGAATAAATTCATCCTGTTGGAGAGCACCAGATGCAGTGTCGTAAGGAATTACAAAGTTGTTGATAAGTTCATTTGACGGGAACTTGACATCAAATGCAGTTGCATTATCAGTGAAATCAACAATACTTACGGTTGATTTAGAAATATCATCTAAAACGATGTTGGGATAAGTTTGAGATGTAATTCTGTTGAACAACAGACCAAAGAAGGAAGAACCTTCAGAGATGTTAACCTGTCCGATAAACTCTTGAGTTACAGGATCTTGATATGCTGCAGTAGATGTAATACGAGCAACAACACCAGAAGATGCACCAATAATAACATCATTAAGTTCAATATCATAAAGACCAGGTGTAGATTGATATGTACCTGCAGTTTTACTAAGAGTTAATGCATTTGTAACAGAAATCTGTGTTCCATAGATCGGAATATCTTCCTGTTGTGCTGCTGCTTGAGTCCCATCCTCACCTCTAGTTACACCCAGTGTTGTGGATTGAGAACCATTACTAATAGTATTAACAGTGAAGATTTCAGATCCAAACTGATATTTTTCACCTTGAACAAATGTGCCCGCAGGAACAGGTGCGTCTGCACCAGCAGCAGTAGTTACAACTTCAAAACTAGTGGTTGCAGCACCAATGGTATAGCGTAAATCTGCAACAGGAGTTTCCTGCCCTCTTTCGAGGTTAATCTGTTCAACTTTAGCAGTGTCACCTGTGAGATTAGTAACAGTTTCACCGAAAGAGAACAGTCCAATATTGTTAATCGCAGTATTAGTTGCCAAGTTTGCAGAGAATCCAGTTGCACCGACTGTGCAAAGTTCTCCAATAATGAAGGTTCCTTCGGTCACATAACCTTGGATATTGTCACCAACAACCTTAGTAACTGTCAGTCTCGCTGTAGAAGAAACACCAACCAAAGTATTACCTACAAGTGGGAAAATACCACTTTGATTATTAAATGTAAGATCAACAATATTAATCTGATTTACAGTTACATTGACATACTTAACACTTGCAGGAGGAGAGGGAGGTTCGCTGAATACAATAGAATCTCCTTGAATCTCAAACGAAGTATTTGGAGTTTGTGCAACACCATTCAGAACAATCATTAACTGATTAGCGTTTGCAACAACATTATTCCCAGCAACAGTTAGAGGGAATGAAATTCTTTCGCCATCAAACAGGTTAGAAATATCATCAACACGCTGTACAACAGAGGTAAGAATATTCTCCGAAGAAGTCAGTCTCTTTTGACGGAACAGAACTTCAGTATTATTGAACTCTGAATAAATGGGTTCAACCAGAGAGAAACTCTGAATGTTGGGTACTGTTGCCTGCCTTGCAAGTTCAACGGATTTAGTTAATTCAAAATCAGTCTCTTTGTTAGGAATAGAACCATATTCATTCAGATTCAACTCACCAAAGACTTTAAATGATGCAGGGTGAACATTCTTGATTAAGATATCCTTCCAATCATCAATAGAGACAGAAGACTTAACTGCATATGAGAAGTCTTGATAATAGTAAGAGTCTTGAATCTTTTGAATAATCTCAGAAGGCTTACCAACATCATCAATAAATTGACCTGTAGTCTTAGTAATAGAACCAATCTCCAAGACACCTTTAGCAATCTTGAGATCGCTAATAATACCAGAAGACTTAGAAATTACACCAGTTACTCTTTGACCACTTGCAAAATCTCCAGTGTAATCAACAATCTTAAGAATTCTAGGACCAACTTGCCAACCACTATTAGTAGAAACATAACCAGTAGCAGTTGCAGTCTCAAGACTGTCACCTTGATAAACTAACTCACCCTCAAGGAAAGTTGAAGTAATGACATTTGCGGTCGCTGCAGCACCAAAAGATTCAGTCAGCAAAGACTGTCTGCCTGTACCAGTGTTAGCAAATGTAATAGCATCACCAAGTTCTGCGTTTGCAGCGGTAATCGCAAGTTTTAATTGATCATCTTCGAGAGAGTTTGCACTACCTGTAATTGCAAAATAAGTTGTAGTGCTATTCAATCTACCCAGTGCTCCTGCTGCCAGAGGGAAGTCAGCGCCATCTCCAGTATCGGTTACAGAAAGCGTAACTTGAGCACCATTAGTAATTCCATGTGGGAATGCAAACTGCAGAAGACCCAAGTCAAGGTTAACAACATAGTTGAAAGAAGACTTAAGTGCAACTGTGGGTTCAGAAGAATATCCCGAACCAGGATCTTTTACAATGATCTGATCAATACGACCATTTCTAATTGTTGCCTCAGCAACGGCATTCTGACCACCGCCACCTGTGATAACAACAGCAGGTGCTTGAGAATAACCAGATCCAGGGTTAGTAACTGTAATACTATCAAGAATACTGGTAGAAGTTAACTGTGCGTTGATTGGGAACGTAATCTCTGGACGCAAAGTGTAGTCATGAGGATAATCATAACCAAAGTTGTTATTCTTCAGTTTCTTGATTTTACCAACTTTGTCACCCTTTGTGAAAATAGATGCTCCAGATCCAAACGGAGGAATAACAACCTGAAGTTCTGCACCCGATCCAGTTAAACCTGCACCAAGAATACCTTCAATTGCTTCGATATCAATTACTGCTGTTGTGTAACCTTTACCAGGAGAGGTAACAACAACTTCTTGAATCTGACCAGGAATTGATACACCTTCAGAGTCTGTTCCATCAGCAACGGTGATAGAAACCAAACCACCCTCACCATCTCCACCAATAGGAACACTATTGTAAGTTCCTACTGCATACTCAGTACCAGGTTCATTAATAGCAACTCTTTCAATTTTACGAGAAGATTGAATACCTGTTACAACAGGAAGTCTAGAGTAGAAACCACCAGCATTGACAATCCTGATATCATTGATAGGACCAACTGCCTTTGTAGAGGAGGTGCTATAAGTGGTTTGAGAAACGGTAGCAACACCTTCGGGTTCGTTAGCCAATAAGAACTTAAAGATATTATCACCAGTAGTAATTGTTCCTCCAGAGGTATCTGTGATAGTAAATGTTCCGACATAAGGAGAATCAACAATATCGAGATAACTAGAAGATGCGATCGGAGAATCATCACCAGTTCTAGAAGGATCGAAATAATATGAGATATTTGTTACAATGTCACGATCTACTTTCAGTTTCACAGTAGGTGTAGGTTGCCCTTCTCCAGTCAAACCAGGTGTTCCAATTCTTTCAATAGAGTTGAAGGAATATTCAAGTTTGAACAGATTATCTTTAGAGAATGACAGGTTTGCACCAGCCATAGAGGAGTGACTAAGGTCGAACAGATACTGGTGACCATAGTACATCTTCAAGACAGGAGACTTGACAAACACACTAACATTTGCTGCAGAGGTTGCAGGTGCAGAAACTGCTGTCTGAGGTAGTTTGTATGTAAATTCTTTAGAACTTACTACACGATCAACAATAAATGAACCGTCATACTCATCGTAAGTTACACTATTAACTTCTTGAGAGGGATTACCATCAACATTAACGTTTTCACCAACACTCAGATAATGCTTATCACCAGTGATAACATACACTTCATCAGTATTGGCAACAGCAGTACATTGAAGAGTTTTACTCAGAGTAGATACTAAAGTTATTTTCAGAACGCCAGTAAGATTTGTAATCTGTGCAGTAGTATATGCAGCATTGAAAGAAATATCAGATGATGAGATGTTAACAACAGATCCAACGATAAAGGTCGATGATCCAGAAACTTCTTCAATTTTAACGCTATAAAAATCGGTGTTAAATGGTTTGAACTTAGCGAAGGAATCAAGATTCTGACCGCCACCTGCATTATATGTTCCATCTAAATTGTACTTGTCTAGATCGATATTAAAGGTGCCAGGTGTAGTATTATTAACCTTCTCAAAGATATAATCAACGATATCATTAACATCATTAGGAACAGGACCCGTGATCCCATAAGTGCTTTGCTCAGCAAACTGTTCGGTAACTAAATTACCAGTGTTCAGATCATCAGACCAGGCGTTATTATTAACAGCAACATATACTTTATTATTAGTATTATCAACTTTTAAGATATAACCGCTATTAACAAAAGCACCCGAAGTATTATTCAAACGTAACTTTGCACCAACTGAGAAATTGAATGCTTGGTTGATAGTAAGTTCCTGAACATTGTCAATCTTGACAGTGTTAGTAACCTTCATATAATATCTGTTCTTAACAACAGCATTTACTTTCAGTTTCTGAGATCCAGGAGAAGGAACTGTAGATGTTCTAGAACTCCACTCATCAACAGCATAAGTAAGTGTCTCAGTGTCCTGAGCCAAAGTAATTGTCGCATCATCAAAGTCTAAAGTCTGCAGACCAGCGGTTCCCAGAGCGAGTCCAGTGTTGGTTACTGTAAGCGTAGATCCAGTGACAGCAGTGACAGCAGTTCTGGCAAAACCAACTCCAGTGTTAGTCTTAACACCTTGATCTCCAAGTCTTGCAGCATCTGAATTTTTATCAGTCTTAAGACCCCAACCAATATAATCAATATAATCGTAACGGTTCAAATTAGTTGTAAACCAAGCATCATCTGACCAATCGTAAGCAAGAGCAAATCCACCAGAAGTGGGAAGTGCAGAAACATCACTAGGAACTGTAGGAGTAACTGCTCTGTTTCTAAGTCTAATATTGTCGAAGTATCCTTGGAACTGTTCGTTCTTACGGAACTGACCAAGAGTTGTGCTTCTACCAGGAATATTACCAAAGAACAGGTCTTTATTTCCGAGACTAGTGTTTGCAATAGTACCAGTAAATACCTGAATACCATTTACATATCCAGTAAAGGTATTACCAGACTTTTTAACTGCAACAAACTGCCAACTGTTATCGGCAAACATAGTTGTCGATACTGACTGTAATGCACTACCTGCAGAATTAAGTGCTGTCGTATTGTTTGTAACAACCAGTTCCAGTTTGCCACTAGAAAGATCATAGTACAACCAGAGACCACCAGTAGAAACGGTAGCATCACCGATTGCCATCAATGTGACTTGAGTTTGACTGTGAGTATTGTACTCAGAACCATTCTTATAGACCATGAATTCACAGGTCCAGTCGTCATTCAACTTAGTTCCAAGTTGTGCTGCAGTAATTTTAATGTTTGCATTTTCCCAGGCAGAAGGAGATGCAGTCTGATATGCAGGCATATATGCCGCATTTGCAAGATACTGAATTGCACCACCAGTGCCAGTAAATGTGCCAGTATAATGAGCACAAGTATCAGTAGTTTCACCCGAAGCAAAGGCAAAGATAAATTCATTTCGGTTCCAAGAGGTTTGACCGAATGTATAAACGTCACCAGAATTATCAACAGCTAAAGCATGTGCTGAAATGCCTTCAATATTATTTTTGTTGAATTCGTTATTAGTATGCGACTTTAACTTACCATCATAACCAATTTTGACAGTATCTACAGTTTTATAAGTGGTTGTATTATCAGTTCTAGTAAATGCAACGTTCAAATCACCAAAAATATCAATTACAGAATTTTGTGCGACTTGAATAGACTGTCCAGAGGGTGCGACATATCTGTAGTTCCAAAGAAGATCACCAGTGGTATCAAACTTACCAACCCAGAAACTATCTTTAGTTGTATTGTCGGACTTAAGTCTCAAAGTAGCGGCAACATAGCACTCACTAAATTCGTCGCTAACCAAACTCACATCCATGAAAGAATACAAGGAATTATTGATTTCCTTAATCCACTCAATAGTAATTACACTAGTTCCGATTAGTGCCTTACCAAAAGAAACTCTAACATCGTTAGAACTGCTGCTATCTGCAGTCTCTAAAACAAAGTATACTGCATCATCAAGAACAATTAGATCAAGAAGTTTTTCGGACTTAGCAGCAGTTGCAATTTTTCTCTTGGCAGCAAAATTACCAGTAGAATCAATAGATGCAATGAAAGCATCATAAGGATTTGCCGAGTTTGTATTTGTATAACCACCAATAATATAACGAGTATCAGAATATCTCTTAATTGCAGTTACTTTATCTGCACGAGTAGAACCAGAGATACCAGCATAACCTTTTTGGAAAGTTAATGTAGCACTAAGACCATCAGCAGCCTGTGTATATTTTGCCAGAATAATGTCTGGATTATATGCAGCGAGAACGGGTGCATTGGGTTTGTTCTCACCAACTACCCAAACATTGTTTCCACTAACATCCAACTTAAGAAACTCTGTATAAGTTTCACCTGTTTGACTTTCTAAAGTTCTTTCCCACTCTTTTACACCAAGAGCAGAGAATTTGGATACAAATGCAACTTCATTACTGTTAGCATCTAAAGTTTTACCACAGAAGAAAATTTCTTTATCATCATTTACAATTACATCATTAACTTTGACGTAGTTTTGATTCGCAATTGTTGAGACATAATAATCTGCCTTTTTAAACACCTGAGGATGACTCAGAATAACTCTAGGATTTTTAGTGTATCCAGAACCAGAGTTAATAATGTTAACTCTCTCAATAGATCCAACAGAAGTTACTACTGCTTCTAATTTAGCAGATTCACCATCACCATCAATAATAATTGTAGGAGGAATCTCTTCATCATAACCAGATCCAGTTTGAGTAATTACAACTTCTTCAATACCTTTTAATTGACGAACAATAAACTGTTTATTGGTGTTATCCATAACAGGATTATAGTCCATGTAAACCGTGTCACCTGCAGCAATGTTGTGAGGTACTTGGGTCTGAACTACACCATAGTTTTTATCATTTACCGTTTCAAAACTATATGAGGTAACAGTTTCACCTTTAATTCTAGAAACACGAGCGGATACACCAATACCTTCAGTATCAGTATTATCAAACGTCAAGATATCATTTACCTGATAGTTTTTACCAGGGTTTTCAACAATAAATCCAGTTACAGCAGCATCTTCAAATTTAGTGATTGTCTCAACTTCAATATCAACTTTAGAGTCAAATCTAACTTTGGGGAAATAGTCAAAGAGTTGCAAAGGAGACTCTTCAAACAATTGATCGGGATCATCAATTTCATCTTGAGAGATAACACCGTCTCTATTCTCGTCTTCTACATCAAACAGAAGAATATCACCACCCTCAGTAGTTAAAGCGTTTGTAGATGCATTAGGCGCTCTCTCAACGTCAATATCAACGTTCTCATAAGGATCCCTATAACGAACAACACCTGTAGGAATATTTTGCTGTACTGCATCTTTGTTGAGATTCCAAGAATCAACAACCGAGTTAAAGTCAGGACCTAAAACATACGGGAATACAGAATTGCCAGCTTCAGTGGTGTCAATGGTAACAAAGTAACAATATCTACCTTCTGGAAAATCAGGTGTTTTGCAAAAACGACCGTTATATTGGTCTAAATCACCAAGACCGAAAACATACTCATAATCATTAACAAATCTACCTGCTGCTTCCTCAGTCAGAAGAGGTCCTGCAGTTCTAACAGGATATGGATTAGTAGTTTCATTATAAACAAGATTTGTCTTCAGACGATATGAAGTATCCAGTCTAGAAATTTCAGAAGATTGATCGGTAGGATCGGTATATCCATAAGGACCATAAATCGGATTACCATCAAACGCCCAACCGATGATAGGAGAGTGTGTTAACTGATCATCTTGTTCAAGAATTGCACCAGATGTATTTTCAAATAAATTATCACCAAGGATATATCTCAGTCTTTGTGGATTGGAAATGTGTGCATATTCACCACCATATTGATTATTAAATCCAGCAAAAACACCACCTTTAGCAGAATCAACTGTTTCTGTTTCTTGTAAATTGTAAGTCCATTGGAATACATTTGAACTGAAGGTTGCATTAGAACCAACAGAAGTCAGATTAATTAAAGTAGTCCCTTGAACATAGTTGATACCTCTGTTAAGAATTTCAATACCAGTAACTCTACCAGCATTTTCACCATCAGTATCAATAGTTGCACGAGCAACAGCACCAAAACCATCTCCTTGAATTGTAATTTCTGGAGCAGTGGTATAACCACTACCAGCAGAAATGATAGCGATAGAAATAATTCTTCCGTTACTAACAATTGCCTGAGCAACAGCACCAGAACCAGAACTAAGAGAAACAGTTGGTTTAGACGTATAAGATGCACCACCTGCATCTACAGAAATAGACTTGATAGGACCACGAACAGATGCAGTTGCAGTTGCACCAGTTCCACCGCCACCAACAATGGTAATAGACGGTTGTGAGGTGTATCCAGTACCACCAGAATTCATCAGAATTCTAGAAACAACACCCTTAGTGATAATAGCAGTTGCAGCAGCACCAGATCCACCACCACCAACAATAGAGACTAGAGGAGATGAAGTATATCCAGATCCACCAGCATCAACATTGATTGATGTGATAGAACCATCGACGACAACGCTTGCTGCTGCTCCAGATCCACCGCCACCAGCGATAGTAATAGTTGGAGGAGATGCTGCGTCATAGTCGGAACCAGCATTAGTAATATCAATAGATGTTACTGGACCAAATGTCTTAGTTACACTCGACTTATAAGACCAAATAGAAACACCATTGACCCATGTACCAATAGGACCAGGAGAGATAGCATTTTTGGTAGAAATTGTTTGAGGAACCAGTGGGAATCTGTTTAATTTACGCTGGTTACCAGGTAACAGAGCGGATCCAGGGAAAGGACCAATCTTATAGTTGGGGATACCTGTAGATGCAACATAAACATAGTTGTCGTTAAAGAACGAGTTCTGTATGTTTGTTGTGTAAGGACCAATAGAATTAAGTACAGCACTATTGTCCGACTTACCCTTATTCAAGTCAACTGATACTAAGATATTACCCTGAGGAATAACTGTAGCAGGAGCAGGAAGTTGATATTGGAATACAGTTTCACTATCTCTAGAAGTGACTAAGAAAGATCCATTATAGATGATGGGGTTTGCACCATAAACTGTAACCTGATCTCCAACCAAGAGACCATGTGGATTAGAACAAGTGATTGTTGCAAAACGATTATCAATACCACCGAAAGTCACACTAGCAACTTCAATCAGTTTTTTAACATTGTACAACCAGGTTCTGAGTTCTGGTTTTACTGATGTACCACCAAGTTTAGATACTGATAATTTATCACCAGCAAGATAGTAAGATCCAGTGTCAGTAAGAGTTGTTTGTTGTGCATCAACAATACCAACAACATTCAATACTACTTCCTGTGCAGTTCCTTTGTTAATAAAGACAGTAAAATTAGATGCTACAGGTGTAGCAGAATCCCAGTCTTCTACAATACCATTTGCTGAACGAGTACATTCAATAAACTGGTTCAGAGATTTTTCTTTATATTGAACTACTTCAGTTCCACCAATTACAAACTCACCATTTCTTTCTGGCCAACCAATAGTAGAGTCAACTGTAATAACATTATCTTCAGTTCCAAGAGGTTCTGCCAGTTTTGTTTTATAAGGAACTGTGAAAGAACCTTGAATAGTTTCTTCAGACAGAACAAGTTCAAAGATCTCAACATCAGAAGTTTTAATTGAGATATAGTTCTCAACCAACGCACTCGCTGCTTTAATATTAGGATCTGCAATATCTGCTTCTTGAGTCAGCAAACCATCTTTAATATTTGTAGGATCACCACTTACCAGTGTTGCACGAAGAATTGTATCAATAGACCAAGTTGCAGAAGATGGTTTAATGATTTGATCTTTAGGATACGAAATACTGATCTGCTCACCATACAGAAGTTTAAACAGATATGCAACACTAAAAGAAGTACCCTTTGCAGAGTAAAAATCTTTTACAGACTTGATTGCTGTACGAACATCAATCTTCTTATAATCAAGTTCAGGAACGTCAGGAAGGAACTGTTCTGTATATTTGTCTAAAAGTCTCTTGACAAATAATGCGTCAAGACATTTTACATTAGTATTAATTGCAGCGGCAGCAGCAGTAGTATTATTGGAGAACACCGCATTGCCGCTTTCAGTATAAGAAGTAATACCACTAGCAGCTCTAGCACAACCAATAAATTGTGCTTTAGTATATCCTTTACCAGGTTTGTTAATTGTGAAACCTGTAATTTCGTTCAAACCAATCTCAACAGATGCTTCCGCCTGAGGAGGTGCTTGAATAACAACTTGTGGAGGATTGGCAGCACTATATCCACTACCAAAGTTATTAACATTGATATCAGTAATTCTACCATTAAAGATGGATGCTGTTGCAGTTGCACCAGTACCACCATTAGTTCTATTATCGACAATGTATACAGAAGGTACATCATCATAACCACTACCACCACTCAGTAGTTCAATGCCAATAACACGTCCGTCTCCATCGACTTGTGTCTGAAGAACTTGAGCACCAGTGGGATCAACTACAGCAATCCTAGGAACAGTCGTATAACCTTGACCAGCGTTCAAAATGTTAATACTGGTAATCACACCATTTGTAATAACTGCCTGAAGATTTGCCCTGATAGGATTAGTACCCAGAGGTTCATCAACGTAAATGGTGGGTGCAGTAGTATATCCCTGACCACCGTTAGTGATAGGAATAGTTCCAGTAATAGAACCGTTACTAATAGTCGGAGTGCCTAGTGTAGCGCCACCAGGCTGCTTGAATGTTACTCTAGGGGTAAAAGTATATCCACTACCAGAATTAGTAACTTCAATCCCAGAAATAACACCATTAGTTACAGTTGCTTTGAGTTCAGCAATTTTAGAACCAGCAACGGTGGGATTTTCAATAACTACAGTTGGAGGGTTGGTATCACTATAACCTTTACCACCATCCAGAAGAGTAGAAGATTTGATACCATTTACAAGAGCAGTTGCACTTGCACCGCCACCAACACCAAAAGAGTTAATAGAAACTTTAGGTGGATATTGGAACTTGTATCCAGTTCCATTTTCGTTGACGGAGATAGAAGTTAACTCACCATCATTATTGACACGAGCATATCCAAGTGCATTAGATCCAAAAGAAGGAATCGGTGCCTCAATAGAATAAACTGATAAAAATCTTCCATTCAGAGGTGCTGTGTTAAAAATAAACACATCACCATCAAGGAAGTAATCAACCTTAGGAATTAAAAGTTTATTGTCATATACTGCTACTACATACTCATCAACAATGGGTTCATATTTCACCCCATTTCTGGTGAGTTTAAATTCTGTTTTACCTTCACCAAAGGAATTCGAGATATTATCAACACCGACGATGGTATTCTCAATAAAACCACTTAGGAAAGTAATATATGTCGCTGAATTGTCATCAGATGCAATTCTGGTTCTGGGTGCAGTAGTGAAGACAATATTTGTTCCAGAAACAGTGTAATCTGTTCCAGGAATCAAAACCTCTCCATAAACGCTAACAATCAGGTGTTGTGCGCTAGGAGGTCCAATCGGATTAGATTGTGAAGTCAAGGGGAAGGAACGAGTCGTTCCATCAAAACTATCAATGATTTGAGCAAGAGTAGTCCATTTTAATTTTACTTGCTCGTATGAAATACCAGGACTCAGAGCAATGTTAGGAGATGAAGTGGTGCTTTCATAGTAAATTACTTCATCACCAATCAGTATAGAACCATTAGTGTCCAGAAACTGATCAACAGATTCTACCACAATAGTTTCACTTTCTGCAGAAATCGCTTCTACTACAGAAGTGGAACCGTCAAGAATTCCAATATCCAGTTTATCAATATCCAGGTATTGAAGGAAATTATTGACAATGTTCTGTCCAAGACCTGTTTTTTCTTGCGACCTGTAATAATATTCAATAAACTTATTAAACAGGGGATATTCAGACCCAATGAAGTCTGGTGTCTGACTCGCAATAGACTGAGAAACCTTATTAATATTCATCTCTTATTCTTAGAAGCAGGCGGAATCGCTAACTGAACCTTGGTTGTCGATCGGTGGGACTTCAATCGTTGTTGGTGTTTGATTGAATACCGTTGGCGTCAAACTATTTAGAGGGATTGTGGGAGGTGTTGTTGTGCCAATAGGAGCAACTGTAATCGTTGGTGTAATAATATTAATTACTGTTCCAGGAGTAGTCGCTGGAATAGTAGAGTTATTAGCAGGAATAAACACAACAGGAACCTGAATGTTTGAAGGAATCTGATTTACATCCGTAATCGAACCAAGACCTGTAACAGAATCAGTTATGCTGATGGCAGAAGAATCTGGAATATTATTACCTGCACCAACAACGTTAATAGGACCAAAACAAATTTGACCTGTATCGTAGTCAACTGTACCAGCAGTATTATTTGTATAGATCTTTCTAGTACCAGTATTATAGAAAGTTCTTAAATTACCAAAACCATCATCTTCAAACTGTTGATCAACACCAGGTCTATCCGCTGTTCTAAAAGTTCCCGAAAGAATAACAGGTTCCTTTTTACAAGTTCCATCACCAGCATCCTGACTAGGGGCACTGTTGTATAAGTCAGATCCTGTAGAAATACAGTAAGTATTAGTTTGATTAGCAGTCGGTTTTAAATATTTTAGAATTGTTGTCTGCAAAGAAACATCAGTAACACACTTATTTGAAAGTGTTACTGCTTTTTCAAAATCTGTCGATCTAAATGTAGAGTTGAAGTTATTAATTTGCGTTTGTTTTGCCCAATCAAGAATACCAGCATTAATATCAGTTTCAATTTCAGATGGATTAGATCCACAACCAGTATCGTAGGAAGCAAACAATTTAATGTTGATAAAGATATCATCTGGATCCGTAATCACGGGATCAATAGATGCCATCGCATATTTTCTCAAATCTGCTGCAATATCTTTTTTAGTTGCATCATTCAAAAGAGATCCTGTTTTTGTTTTGATAACAACAAAGACTTTTCCGTAGATTGGAGGGTTTAAGGCATCTCCACCATATGCAACAACAGAATCGGCGTTAGAATAAATGTTTTTTGTGATTATAGCGTAATCTTGTGCTGTGACTGCTCTATATTGAGCAGAATAGTATCTAGGAGCATTATATTTGATAGATTCAACGCTTTCTGCACCATCACCCTGTTGGGACTTCTCTTTTACTACTGTAGTGATCGAAGCAGCATTATATTGAACATCATTATTATCAATCATGCGACCAATGAAGTTAAACTTACCAACTTCATTCGCTTCAGCGCCAGAAGTGACCAAATACTCTAATTGTACGACTTCACCATCCTTTAAAGCACGACCAACGCTATCATCACCAAACTTAATTTCATATCGCATATCCTCACCTTCATTGAGGAAGTATGCTCGCGTTGATGGAGTTAAATTAGTGACTGTATCTACTCTATTGTAGAGATCAAATTCTGTAGAAGATTCATTAGGTTTTACCTTCACCGAAATGGTAGAAACATCGGCATCTTCAGAAGGAACTTTATAAACTTGAGATGCAAAAGTATTAACGACATAAGAGAAGTTAACAATCGAACCTTCGCGAACAGTAACAGCAGGAAATGTTGCAATACCTGTAGTAGGACTAACAAGTACAGTTATATCTTGCAGAATATTCCAAATATAAGAACCACCAGACAAAACAGAACCTTTTTTAAGAGTTACCGACGAAGGATAAGATCCAGCAGTTTGTATAGTCTGTACTTCAAGAGAAACACACGCCTTAGACGCAGTAATTGATCTAGGAACGTAATTTAAGAGTTTTGCAATATTAACAACATTATCCCGAACCGTTGATGAGGGCAAAAATGCCTCATTCATCGACATATTCGCATTAAAGGCGGAATAATAAGTATTATACGCCAAAGTGTCGATTAAATACGACAGCGAAGATCCATCAAAGTCATAATCCGTAAATTCAGATCGTGTTCTTAGATAGGATTTGATTGAGGCTTTAATATCCTCAAAATCTAATGCTGTTAAGTTGTTTGGTTGCATTACTCAGGTCTCTGTAAAACAAAGTTGATTGTTTCGACAATAGGTAACCCGACTACTTGATATTCGATAGTAACATTAAGTTTGTTACCTTCGATTATAGGCGTCACATAAACAGTTTGAAGTTGTACTCTAGGTTCATATTGATTAATGGTATTTATGATCTCTTCTTTAAGAGCATCCGCAGTGAATGGATCTAAAGGTTCAAATAGTAAGGCAGTAACTCTAGATCCAACGTTAGGTTGAAAGGGTTTTTCTCCAGGTTGAGTCAAAATTAAGTTTTTGATCGACTGTTTGATCGCACTTTCGTTTTTCACAACTGATGCATCGTCTGTAAATGGGTTTCGGGCAAAGTTAACCATCAAATCAACGAATTTACGCGATTTGGTAAAGGATTTACCCGTAATCTTCTTTAACGCCATTTTCTGAATGTATCAGTTTTCTTCTTTTGTCGATTTTCCTGATATTTGTTGAGATAATAATCGGATCTTGGGTCTGTGATGAGCACAGTTGTGCCAAAATCCTGTTTCATCATCTCTTTATTGTGATCAGGAACGTGATTTAACCCCATGTGCCTCCGTTTATGAAAAAACAGAACTTTTAAAGGGGTTTCTATCCCTTTTTATTTATCGACCTTGACCACGATAACGCTTTTTAGCGTTATTTCGGCTAGTCGAACCATACTTGGTGTGCTGACCCGACCCCTGTCTTGTTTTTTTCGGGGTGGATTCAATCATATTACCGCCACTAAGCGATTTTTTCATTTTTGCCATAATTAACCTCCAATAAACACAGTTGGACTTGATCCAGTTATAACAGACAGACACGGAAATGCAGTTGTTCCATCACCCAGTGGGTCTCCCATTCGGGTTGCCCTAGCACCGCCAATAAAAACGTTCTTAGTGGTTGCCAATGCCTTTCTTGCATGACCCACTGGTGCCTCTCTACCACCCGTTACGCCCTGTGTGCACCACCATGCTGGTGTATTACGCACCGTAAAGCATTTATAACCAACAGACGTTGTTGCAAACTGAGTTGGTGTTGGGTGTGTAGTCAAAAGGTCTTGATCTACGATTGGAACCATTTTGTTGATAAACACTCTGGCAGCAGCTGCTTTAGCAACACCCAATGGTAATTGTGGTAAAGGTGGCCAAATAGCAACCGCATTAGTTGCAGGTAGTGGAACAGGGACAACTGTAGGACTCAAAGAGGGATGGGGGCAATTAGGTAAGACACCACCACCCAATCCAGGGTGATGAGAAGCACCTGCACCAGTCCCATGACCGCTACATGTACCCATAAAGATACCAGCGTTTAAACCAGGCATAGTTTACTTATCAAAAGGGTTTCCGTATGCGTCAGTTGCCAGTGTAACTGTTCTCGCTGAATTAGTCAAGTCATGAAAGATCTTCATTTTACCTGTGGCAGTCCATTCTCTTGCTCCAGGACCAAGTAGAGGGGACATACCATACGAATATGTGTAAGTCGTGGTAATTGGTTGATTATTTTCATCGACTTGTCCAGTATCAACCTCTTCAGAATATCCAGAAGATATCCCAGGAGGAGTACATGTAAAGTGAGAACAACCAATGTCGGCAGGAATACAAGTCAAAGATACCTCAATAGAAGTTTCCTTGGCAGGATCTGCACGATACTGTCGCATAAGGTATTTAGTAAAAGTAGTAGCGGTTGGTAAATTAGTAAAACTACCCACACAAGTTTCTACTTTCGCATCTTGCAGAGACTTAAACTCAGGAATCTGCTTTTGTGTAATATCATCAATGTCACTTCTAATTTGTTTCGCGGATCTTTGCTTCTCTTCTGCGAATCTATCCTTGTATTCATTAGGAACATCCGTATTCTGCAGATAATTCAGGTCATAATCCGTCACCATAATGTCTTTTAGTGGTGCTGTAGCATCAGAACTATACTTTTGTTGCGGTAATTGGTCAATTCTCTTCCTATCTGGGTCAAGTTTAACCTCAAAAGGTGGTTCTACCTTCCTAACATCTGTTGATGCAGGAACTTCACTATAAACATCTTCGAGTTTTTGCAGATCTTCACCCGAAACTGTAGTTTCATACACAGTTCCTTCAGGACCTGTGGGTGTAGATTTCAAAATATCCTGAAATTCAGGTACTAAATCCGCACGATATGCATCATTCTTTACAGTCTCCGTAATAATCTCGTTAACGTTATTGACAAATATACTTGGAGGTGCATCTTCATCATACCCAGACCCGCCTTTTTTGATAATAACGGAACTTAAAGATCCACCAACGAACGTTCCTTCAATAACTGCGTCATTTTTAGCGTCAATAGGTTCTGCAGGTGATGGAGATATCTCTAAAATAGGTGCAACCTTAAGATCTTGGAACCCAGAACCAGGATTTGCGGCAACTGAAATTCTAACTTTAGCATTTGTAGCACTTCCTGCGGGTTTTACACTACCAGGAATGGTCAATTCTTCACCAGAAATGTAATTTTGACCAGGATTTACGATTTCTAGTGCGTTTATACTATTATCATCGCCAACTCTTACGTTAACAACTAACCCACTTCCGCTTCCACCAGTGAGAGAAACGTTATCTGCGTCACTATAAGCGTCTTTTAGGTTATCTTTGATGTTATTGATGTCTAAACTAAGGACTTCTCCGCTAAATGAGATGTCTGTAACCGCTCCATTGGTGATTGTAATGAATCCTGCGGGTTGTGCAATGCTGTTAAATGCTTCTGGCGCGTTTCTATTGATGTCTGCAGTGACAAATTGCAGTGATTTGTTCAAAAATTCGTACAAACCTACTAAACATGCGCGATCAGGGATACCATATCCTGCTTTTGCAGTGATAATATGGTTACGATCGGATGTATATTGCGTATCTTTCGTAAAATCTAACCCATCTCCATCAACATAGATGATATGATACGGAAATTCACCAATCTCTGTGTGGAAAGTGCGGGTAATAGTGTGTCCATTGATCTTATCATTGACTCTAAGTACGTCAAAACCCGTCTGACTAGTCGTATTATCAACAGGACCAACAGCAGTTACCTTAATATTCATGGTAAACGTGCTTTGACTGTTGTCTGGATGGGTGTGTAAGAACGACATTGAGAATGTATCATTTACAGCATACCCTGTTCCTGGGTTTAGGAACTCAGTAATGATCCATCTAGTGCCTGTAAAGACGGTACTAGCACCACTATCATCGTAAATAGGTTCAATCCTTGCCTTGACAATGAAGTCTGCCTTAGTTGCTCCACTACTGAAGTCATAGATTTCAAACTCACTTACAAATTCTTCGCCTGCTTGCCAAGGATTTTGTGATGATTCATATACTATAGGATTATTATTGTCTGGATCCCATGCATCTGTATAGGTAACACCATCATAACTCAATGAAAAGTCTGTTACACCATTAGGCAGAATGGTAGATAACTGATTATATGAAAAGACTACCTTGTTAGATGTCGTACCAATACCAAATAACGTCGGATGAGGGCAGTCTGGGTCCCCTGTGAGGTCTTCTTCTGCTGTATAGCGGATCAGAGTCTCCCCTGGTGTAGATGTAAACGCCGTACAAGGGTGACAGATCTGACGACTGCCCCCTCCATCTCCTGTACGAGTTTCTGTTTCAATGTGATAACAAGGAATTCCTACGATACCTGAATCGTCTGAGGTATCATACAGATAGGAAAACCAAGTGTCTGAGAATCCAAAATCAAATGATAACTCAGTAGGATAGTATTCTTGGAATAATGTGGAGACCGCGCCGTCCGACCCCCGACTAAAAGTGTTACAAGAGTTCGGTCTAGACAATTTACCGCAGTTTGCTGCCGATGTACCAGTTCCAGACCCTGTGGATCCTCCCGTGGACGTTGATACCATCGTCTGAGTGAATGGATACATCACTCGATTATCTTCGCGCCCTGGGATATTATAATTACCTGATCGGATAACATTCTGAGGATACTCTTGAAACTCAAAAGTAACACCCCCAGAAGACGGAGTGTAGTGATCGCAATGGTCTGTGTTGACTCCAGTACCACTACATAACTCGAATTTGTATCCCCTAGTCCTGCATCCCATTCTCTAGTTCTCCAATCCTCCGATAGATCTCTTTTAAATTCTCTGGTAAATTAAGATAGTCCTCATACCCCGCTGGTTTGTAATATGTCTTCTGTGGGGTAGGTAGTTCATTGACATACGTTTCGAGTGCTTCTAGGCGCTTGTGGATGGCAACCAGGCAATCATTGATCGCTAGTAGAGACTCTGCTACATCAACCTCTGTTGTTTCTTCTGTAATTAGTTTTTCACTCATCTGCTTTCCTCAAAATAAATCCGAGTCCATCCTCGGTCATATCATACTCTAATTCTGTTCCGAGATCCCATCCCATTGCTTCACATACATCATAAGGAATTGTAAGGATGAGATCTCCGTAGTCGTCTTCCTCTAAGGTAGTTGTGAATCTATGGGACATACTTCTATAGGCGATTTCTAATCTGGGGGTTATTTGTGGGATTATCGTTCTTCCACTCCACCCATAGTGTATATAGATCTTCTAGAACTTGAGATGCATACGAAGATGCATAATAGTCAGCACAGGCATACATCCGTGGGTCTAGAAACCCCTCTCCATGAATTAATTGCTCTAATGCCCATACTCGTGTGTCTTGTCTCTCTACGCGGGTCTTGGAGTCCATTTTTTACCTGAGAAATTTTTTTATATACGCCGTTGAGATTAACTCGAATAATATCTAGGGCGCTGGGGAACCTTTGTAGGTTAGGGTAGTGGCCGATTTTAACATTTAGGGGGCATAAAAACCTGCCATATTTAACATTTAGTAACGGGCTAGTTAGTTACATCGAAGAACCCCCAATACTGTCCATCTCATTATACCTTACTCTCCATATAGTTGTCAACACAATCCCAAGACCATCCGATCATTTTGATATAATCGAAGGGAGACATTCTCGGAGTCTCTGGGTATGCTTCTCCCCTGGTATTCCGAACTCCATCGATATACCTTTCCATGTCGTAGATACTGTTGAAAGTACCTCTGAGGATCTCTGAATCATCGTAGATAGTGTACAACATAAGTCTGGAAGATAGTAGAAGGTTTGTATGAACCCTTACAGTGTTATTATAAGGGAAAAGTGAGAATAAGTCAAGGGGCGTTACTGACATTTATCTGCGTATTCTCACAGGGGTTGACATCTGTTAGGATGCGTGCTAAGAGTACAACAAACGGAGACATTAATCGAGAGATAAAACACACAAATAGGTTTTTTTCCACATTTCCACAATTTCCGCATTTATTGTGGAAAACTATTAATTAGTGTCTGTACGGTTGTTGTTACGTTGTCGGATGAAATAATCTCGCCAACTATTCCACAGAATGAAAACAATCTCCTTAGTTGTTAGTTTGATGTAATCGAGTTGTTCTTCTAATGTCGTTCCAATCGTGTCGGAAGATGAGTAAACAGACTGTGTTTTGTTTGTGTCTTGAATGTGCTGCAACTTCTTGGGGTTTGTCATAAGTTCGGATGCATAGAGTTAGATACTGTTCGCAGATGAAATTAATGAAACCTCTGTGTTCTTTCCACTCTATGATTTCACCTTGTTTGAAGTCATCAACGCTGAGATTTTTCATATTCCCTCATTTCAATATAAAGGTGATAATCGTCAGGTGTTAGGATATCATCCCAATCGCCATCTTCGATACCTTGGTATTTACTTTGCATGATAATTTGGGAACTGTGAGAGAATGTCTTCGAGTTGTTGTTTGAGTTCATTTCTGATAATAATGAGGGACGAATCGTAAAGGTGTTTGTTGTCTGTTTTGTGAAGTGATTTTGCTAGTTGATCTATACTAGCGATGGCGAGTTCGAGTTGTTCAACGTGCTTATCTATTTCCACTAATTCACTCCACTCGTATAAAACATGATGCACTATTCTTGACAGTAACTACTGTCTATTTTACATAATTTTTGCATCCGTGCATCTTGAAGTTCTGAAACGTAGTTAATAGCAGAAAGACCGATGTTTGCACCGATGATGATAATGAAAGCAGCGAGGAAGATTCTCATTTTAGAAAGAAATAGTGAAAGAAGTGTTATTATCGGGGCGCATTAGATTTGAACCCTCTTGTAATGCATCAGCGCCGAATCTACGAAATCCAGGATTCTGCCAAAGACAGATGGCAGTAATAACGAGAAGGATGAATTTCATGTGAATTGATAATAGATTGGAACGTGAGCGAGACTTACTTAATGCTTTGAACATTTATCAGGCGAAGATATAACCGTTGTCAAATTCTTCAGTTTTGAACACATCTTGTCCATTCACACTGCCCACGAACTTACGAACATACCAAGTCCAATTCTTTTGGAATACACCTTCACCAGAGATGCAAAAATAATCACAAAGTGCATTAAGGCGAGATTTAGTGGTGTTAGACTGATAACCACCATCGAAGATTGTCATGTCATTATCAGACACAACGGCGATCTTATTGCCGTGCAGACGTACAATCGATTCGCCTGTTTCTTCGTTGAAGTGAACACTGGTGTTAGCAGATTGCCAGTTGATGTTCTTCTGAATAGCGGCACACATTTGAGATTCGATCTTACGCATGATGAGAGAATTGAGTGAATGTTTGGTGGGGTTGGTTTCCCTCCCCCTGATGTCTTTATTATAGGCGATCAGGGGCGCTTGGATACCCCTAGTGTGCCACTAGTTCAGGTGTCACATACCATTCATAAAATCATGAATTGCTTCATTATATTCTTCTTCAGTCTGAAATGTACGACCGTGAATTGTATATGGAAACTCTTTCTTAATGAACATTTTAGACGCGACTTCGCAGTCTTTTCGATCATATCCCATCTGGACAAGATTTTCGACGTAAGGATTAGTAATGGTCATTTGTTTGTTGTTAGATAAGGGTCAGAAGTGTGATTCGGAAGTGTCAAGTTTGTCAGACCATTCTGCGATGGCATTGTAACACTTAACGCGAGATTCTTCATACTCTCCATACTCATTTAAGAACTCAAAAGCGTACTTAATTCGTGTTTCAGGTTGAGACAAAATGCGGTTCAATTCTTCTTTCTGTTTGCGTGCTTTTGTGTTGTGTGCAAACATTTCACGATCTGCGAAGTTTGTGGTGTAGTAAGGATGAAGCATGATGATTTGAGTGAGGTTAGTGTTAACGAGATCAGACGATTTGGAAGGTGTTCAGATCATTGCGATTGTCGCAAGATTCCCAAGTCTCATAGAAAGAATCCCATGCAGTGTTGTTATCAACAAAGGAGGAAATGTTCAGCATTTCACATACCCAATCATATGCCATATCTACATCGGCATTTGTATCATTAACGAAGGCAATCATTTGCCCCATGATGTCAGCCCGCTTTGCTTGCTGTTCGGAAGGGGTCATGTCGTTTGCTTTGATGTCCATGAACGTAGTATTGCAGATCTGAGGGGTCGCGGTAGTTCGCCATGATACAAAACGGGGAAACCACTTGGCGAACTGTCTCCCCTTGTTTTCTTTATTCTTTTTCGGTAGGTTCTAGATCGAACTCAAATAACCAGTGATCCAAATTGATGTCTAGTTCTTTACATTGATCCAACACCTGTTTATATAACTTTTTAGATTCAAATTCGACGACATGATGTTCAGTTTCGACGATTTGACGTGTCATAATCACAGATACAGATATCCACCCGCCCAATCAGCACGAGCGAAACATTCTTCGCGGGAGTTATCATCAAGCAGTGTGAAGCGGATATGCTTTGCAGGTGCTTTCCACGATGCAGGTTTATACACTGCACCAAACTTCTTCTCTACAAATGCATGAACAGATTTAGAACCGCTCTCACATTCCATCACAATTTTATGATATTTCCTACCACTTTCGATGTAAAATTTGTATCCAGAATTGTTATGCTGTCTCTCAATATCTTGAAAGAGTGCTTCACAAAGCATTTCAGAATACTTAAGAACTTGTGCGAGATTGTCCATGCGTTGTTGTTCAGTAGCAGCGAATTCAGAAAAGGTTTGGTTCATAATAAAAGAGAAAAGATTTGAGGGGAGGTCTCGCGTCAGGAGACACAATTACATAGACCCTCGATATTAGCAAGCGAGACACATTGCAGAGTTGAAGAGTTGCGGTTCCATGTGCATTTCTGTCACTTCGTAACCATAACCCTCAACGCGAGAATCTACCTCACGCTCAAAATCGCGCTTCAGGATGTAACGCTTAGACTGAGATTGTCCCATGAAGGTAACAGTCTTCAGAATGTAGCGGGTGCTGATCTCACCGTCTGCAAATTTGACGGGATAGAAATCAACAACCATGTTTGCGTCTTTTGAAGTGAGTTGCATTGCGTTGCTTTCTTTGACTCTTATAGTATTGCACCGATTGGCGCGGAAATCAAGCGATAGTGTGCAGTTCAACGACTGTCACACGCGGAGTTTAATTGTCTTCAACTAGGCGAGTAAGATCGGGAACGAAAGTAAACTCAAATCCACCATCTTGCGGATCTTTACCATCAACAACCCACTCTTCATAGCAGGAGACAGCATCAAAATTATTGCCACGATTGACACATTCATGCATAGCAGCAAAATAAGTTTCTGCCATGGTGTCAATAATGTGCTGACGATCGTCGGTAGTGTTGTTCATTCAGAAAGAGGTGATTCGCGTTTGCAGATAGAGTTTTTGCCGTTCAATACGTCATCGACGTAGTTACTAACGGGATTGCGAGGTTTCATCAACTCTCGCATAGTTTCCTCATCGACAGAGTAAGATAACCCCAGATCTTCGTTGAACCAAAAGTCATCCCAATCTTCGGGTGAGTCAGTAACATCTTCGATGTTCTTTTTATCAGTCATTCTTTCCTCCTAGTGTTTGTTGCATAGTGATACCACGAGACGCAAATGCATCAGATACGATACCACATAGGGCAGTGACTTCAAAGTCACTTAGTTCCCAAAGTTCGCCAACGATTTCAATACTTTCCTGAATTTCGTTGCTGAGTTGTAGTGCTTCAAAGTTGTTCATTTTAGTGGTTCAACCTCGTAACGAATTTGGTTTGGATAAGTCTTTTGTGCCCACTTTAGCACTCGATTGTTTTGTGCTTTAATGCCCTTAGATGTTGTTGGTTTGGTGGGCATTGTGCGAGTAGTTTGCATCATCGTAAACTCATCATAGAGTCGCACGAGATAAGTTTGTGTAGTAGTTTTCATTATCAACCTCCGAACATATCGTCGAACAGTTGTTGTGCATTTTGCTCTAATTCTTCACGGTGTTCTTGTTCCCAACGCTTGTGATCTTCCATGCGTCGTTTTGCTTCAAACGGTGTAAGTTGGTTGAGAAAGAGAAGTTCTCCACGAAGTCCCTTGGTGAGCATGTTTGGTTGTGTTCCTTTGACTCTCATAGAATACACGATTTTAAGGCACCTACAAGCGCCTGTGTGGCGCTTTGTCAGGTGTCACAGTATCAGACGACCATTGTCCATTGTTTATGCTTTGCTACGGTAATTCTGCCCTCTTCTAACAAGTTGTCGCAAACTTCGCAGAAGACTGCGAATTTTTCCTCTCGGTTGAGAGTATCAATACCGTCGCAAGTTTTGATCACATCGGTGATCATTTTCTTAGAGTGAATCATCTTGCTGAGAATAGGGAACGAAGCGGTCATTGTGCGAGATTCCAGAAACGTTGTGAAGCGATTGTCGCTTGCTGTTCAATAGTTAGGTCAGGATATTCTTCCTGAACTTGTTCAAAAAGAGATTCCATAATCTCTGTATTTGTATCACATGACATAAGTTTTTCCATCAGAAAGGGTTGCTCCATGTCTCGTACTGTTTGAGACTAATTTCATTACACTTGCAAAGCATATCAGTGAAATCACCGAATGCAATACGCTTGGCAATCTTATCACTCTTGAGTGAAGGATTCTGCATTGTTGCTACTTTCCAGTTGTAACGGAATTGCTCAACAACTTGTGCTTTTGTGTAATGACGCATTTGGTGCTCCCTTGACTACTCTTTTAATATACATGAAAAAGCACCGCTGTGGGGCGGTGCTGTGCCACTACTTCAACTGTCACACATATATCAGATTGTTGCGAGTCATTTCATTAGGGTAAAGAGGCAATCTAGCGTGGCGAATGTTAACACCTTTGTCAGTGTCTAACATATTACCCAGATTTGCAATATCCTTGATCATTTCATAGAACTCAGTTTTGATTACAGTATCTTTCGCTTTGATACTTTCCTCGGTGTAGGAGTTAGCAACTTCAGGAGAGATAACGTGAATCACCATGAAACCTTTTTCAGGATATTGTTGCACCATCTTGGCAAGTTTCAAGACAGTGTGAAGCATAACAGATCCTTTGTCAATATACACAAAGCAGATCTGATCTGTCTCGGGGTTTCTGTAAATTCCCTCAGATGTTTTAGCACCATCCATAATCACCCACCCAGGACGATTACGGGCAACCCACTCACTAACTTCGGAAGCGTAGTAACGTTTAATATCGGAGTGATATTCATGCTCTTCACTAGCATTGAAGATACGAAGAACAGCATTGATTTGTGTGCCATCCACGTCATAATCTTGCCTGAGTTTATCCTCTAGAATCTCATCAATACTCTTCCCAGTGTATCCTTCTTCCTTAGTTGCTTCTACTAACTTATGCAAATCAGACTCAGGATCGATAACAGTTTTAACCAGTGCATTGGAGATATCTGCATTAGTTCTGGGTTGCACTACATTAGTATCACGATTGCAAAAAGCATTACCAAACTCCCAGATCTCTCCTAGATTCATGTCAAGAACCCATGCAAAGATAACATCTTCACCGAGACCCGTGATTGCTTTGAATCGATGATTACCATCGAGCAGACCGTAGATAACCTTGACACCAGTCAATTCATCAATATATTGATACTCTTCGGGCAGCACAATCAGCATCATTTGATCTTTCGTTGCTTCCCATTCTTTAGCAGCGATTACCTTTTGAAACTTTGCAATAGTGTCAGCATTAGTAGTCACATCCTTACGGATCTGCAATCCATTAGGATAAGTAACCTCGCCAGTCTTTCGATTAGAAAGAGGTACGCAGGGAGGGTGAATCTGACGGATGTCGATTGCTTGAAGTTGCTTTTTAAGCATCCTTCCGTATGCACGGCGCTGCCTACGGTTAAGTGCAGTATTCAGACGATAATAACCACCCTGAGGTAGTTCCGCCATGGCACGATGGTGAGCAAGATTCTCACTATTGAAGAAAAGATTCTCATTGAGATTCTCCTCTGTGATAATATCAGTGTTTTCAGTCAAAAACTTTTCGTCCAATGCTGTATATGTCATAGATTTGTAATATCGATAGGGATTGATTGTATTCTGTCTTGAGAGATTCTAACATATTCCGCGTCAGTGTCAATACCGATGAACTTTCTGTTAAGTTTCACCGCAGCGACACCCGTAGAACCAGAACCCATGCAATTATCTAGTACAGTTTCACCCTCATTTGAGTATGTTTTGATCAACCACTCCATCAAAGGCACGGGTTTTTGTGTGGGATGTACTTGCTGTTGTGCGCTAAAGTCTCGGGAGATGTTAACAATAGACTTAGGATAGCGCGTTCCTTTGTTCTCAAAGGATTTGCGAGGTTTCATACCATAACCATGATCATTCTTGCGTCCAACATAACCCTCAGGATTCTTGCTCGTCCGTGCATACGGTTCTCCCTTTTCCATCTGCGGATTATATGTTCCGCCTGCTTCTTTATAGAAGATCATGATATTTTCATGTGTCTTCATTGGTCGCTTCTTTGCTAGTCCAGGACTACCACATTTGTTCTTATTCCACACCAACTCATAGCGAAACCATTCTAACTTAGAGCAGATCAACTGTGCAGAGAATGGTTGTGATCCAAACAAGACAATCACTCCCTTAGGTTTCAATATACGCTCGTATTGTGCCCACATCTTACCATAATCCAACACTTCATCCCACTTGATGCTGGTTGTGCCGTAGGGTGGGTCACAACAAATAAAATCGACAGAATTATCCTCAATGTTATCCATCAAGGAAAGACAGTCGCCTGTGTATAACTCAAAGGAACTCATAACCCTCATGCTGACTCATTTTCTTCTTTACAGATTCTTTATAGCATCCTACCAGAAACTCGTATGCTTGTCTATGATCACGTTTGACACTGACAGTATTATCACTCCACTTAATCTGGAAGGGGAGGTTGTTACCATTAGGAGTAAGTTTGTTCAAAGTCTTCAACGAAGACAGATGAACTTCATTAGTATTTTTGTTGATCGACAGGATATAATAGTCGCGTCCGTTGTCATCGTACCTAGCACTTTCAAGTGCTTTCTGGAACTGCTGCCACCTTCTTCCCTTCTTAACTACATCTTCTTCGCTCAACTTAGTGAGTGCCCAGAGAATAGCAGATTTAGAAGAAAAGTTATCAGCAGCATCATATCCAGAGGATTTGATGTTAAATGGATACCCGAAGATCTTCACATCCCACCACCAACGGGCGGGAGGTTCTTCGATGTTCTCCTCACCATATTTATCAACGAGGAGTTTAATTAGCGTGCTCTCATCAGCAATGCTGTTAACACGTCCATCCTCATGATCTTCTGCGATCTGTATCTTAATCTCGTTAAGATACTTCAGGACTTCTAATAGTTTTTCAGGAAACATGGCATTTTTTGATGTACTTACGCAGTTCGGATGACATACCAGGGGAGAGCGTAGGGCGTCCCTTGCTGCCGCCGTAAGGTAGCGTAAAGGTTTGTGAGACTAATGGGTGAGTGATCTTGAGATGCTTGCCCGCTGGGGTCACGATTGCCCCAACGGTCTTGACTAGTTTGAACGCCTCTGACATCTTAAGAGGGCGAGTGGAGCGGGACATGGTGCCTGCTTGACTACCCTCATATCATAGCACAGCATCAGCAGAACGCCAGAGGGGGACGCCCCTCCATGAAGATTTGATTCACAACACTTTGCAAACGAGTCGCGATAGCGTTGCCCATCTTGTAACCCGTGGGCATCGTGACGATGCCTTCAGGTTTCTTATAGAGGTGGAAAGCACCCGCAGGGATCTCGCCAGCAGCAACAGCAGCGCGATCATCCTTATGAACACGGATCACGCGACCGATCGTCTGTGCCATCTCAATGATGGGAAGATTACGCAGCAGGATAGTGTGAGTCAGACCAGGAACATTGATGCCCTCAGAGAGAATAGAATAGTGGAAGATGACGAACTTACGACGATCATCAGCACCCCACGATTGCAGAGTCTTGAAGAACTCTTCGCGACCAACTTTGGTGCCGTTGATGATAGCACCGAACTTACTGGTGATGTGCATCACATCGTAACCTTTGTTCTTGAAATACTCAAGGATGTCAGTCTGTCCGAGCATGTTACCCAGCACTTTACTAGAAGGTGCAGACACAAGAACTTTGGGGCGCTGGAATACATCGAGTTGCTCAAACATATCCTTCAAGTTGTCACAATCAACATCGTGTGCGTTGTGCTTAGTGCGAATACGATTGGTCTCGAAAGGCACAACTTTAGGAGGAACGATTGCACCTGCTTCGATGAGTTCTTGTGCAGCAACATTCTCCAGAACACCACCCCACACAGAGGTATTGTTCATGCCGCGAGCAACACTCATGCCACGACCAGTTTTAGGTGTTGCAGTGAAATAGTAGCGGCGCTTAGCATACTGAGCAGTAGCAAAGACGCTAGGGAAGAAACCCTTAGCAGTGCCATTGTGTGCTTCATCAAAATAAATGGTGT